ATGACTTTCAAAATCAAAACGATCTGTCACAAGCCTGCCAACTGATCTTTTATAATTTGGTGTATCAGACATTATTAATCCTATATTGTTTAATTATTTTTTTAACTACATCATAACTTATATTGAATTTTTTAGATAATTCTATTTGTTTATATTTACCACTTATAAAATCTTCTATTATTTGTTTTTTTAAATCAATATAATTTGGTATGCCTGATAGTGTTGCAGCTATTTTATCTTTTGTTTCTTGTGACATTATTTTACCAGTTAATGATTTAGATATATTCATTTTTCTAGTATCAGTAAAAACAATTCCTTGTAATGATTTAGATATTTTTTCATTATGTTCATGTGAATGTTTTTTGCCAAGTTTTGAGATAGATTTATTTTTTCTTTTTTCTTCTTTTGTTTTAAAACCATTGTTATTATGATATGCAATTATGTATCGTATTGATTCTATTTTTATTGAAAATTTCTCTGCCAATTGTTTCTTTGTAAAATTACCACTATTAAATAAATCAAGTATTTCTATTTTCATACTTTCTGTTAAAATATTTTTATTATGTAATGATAGTTCTTTCATTTTATTTTTTAATTCTTCAGAATTAGTATAGTTTTTTCTTCTTACTTTTCCTTTTTGCGCAGCTGATATTTTTTTTCTAGTTTCAATTGAAACTGGCTTATTACTAATAATACCTCTACCACCAATAGTTAAATTGTAACCATAATTTGAATCATTAGATTTATAGTAATTAATCCATTTTTTCTCAGCTTCATAAGATAATTGCTCTTCATTATAGTTTTCTATTATTTCAAATGTAAAATTTACTATACCATATTTATTTAATGCTGCATGTATTGGATAATAATGTTTAGGATATTTTTCCTTACCACCAATAGCTATTATTTTATGCTTTTCCCATCTTTCCTGTGAGTTTCCAGTTTTCCCAATATAGATTTTATTATTTATTAGATTGGTTATTTTATATATATAAAAGGTCATGGTTGAATAGTAAAATATGCACATGACCGTAATTAGATTATTATCTTATGAGTATGACCTAAAACTTCCATAACAACACCATTTATTATTGGATGATTATGACCTTGCACTACATTAGTTGTTTGATTTAATTGAGAAACTGATGTTATGTTTTCATTTATAACAATTTCATGAGTATGTGGAGCAATATTTGATGCCATACCAATTCCAGTATTAAGTTTTTCTGGAAACATACTTGTATCTCTAAATACTCTAATTTGATATGCAGGATCAGTCTTTCTAATTCTTACTGCACGCATTTTTTGACCACCCATTAAATCATTTAAAGTATTATTTCTACTTACACTTAATATTTCATATCTAAATTCTTCATTATTATCTTGATCAAATAAAACCAAGACATCTCTTTGTTTTATTATTGGTGAAGCCATAGTCCAAAGATCAATTGGAAACTCTGATTCTAATCCTGCTTCATACATTTTTGTTGTTTCTTCTGCAGGACTTACTCTAACCATAATTCTTCCATCAGATCTTCTTGGATTAAAAAATTGTTCGTAACCAAATACAAATTTAGTTCCATAACATTTTGGACATCTATCATCTGGATATTCTCCAGTTGCAAGATAACATGAACAAACAATTCCAGTATGAGATCTTTTAATAAGAACTGCTGGTCTTCCAGTAACGCTTAATAACATTTCTTGTCTTTGATTATTTTGATCTTGAACAGATAATCCTCTAATCATTTGAACATTTCCATATTGGTCAATACATCCCATTTCACCACCAATATAGCTTCCAACACATGTTCCATTTAATAATTGAACTGGATCTGTTCTATGCCAACCAGCATAATCATAACTTGGGTAAATTAAATTAGTTGCTTCTGATGCACTTAAATCAGATGACAACAAATCTTTATTAACTTGTAAATAACCATCTACAGGAGTATAAGCATAATTTGGATATTCAAATCTTGATTGACATGCATATATTCTATCAAAACTTCTAGATTCAGTTAAAGTAAAATAACTTACCATTGGATCCCAAGTATAATAACCATCATAACCATCTGTTGTATGAGACCTTGCTTCTGTATTTGGAATTCCTCTTTGAGAGATAGATGATAAAACTAAATTATTATTAAATGTGTCAACAGATAAATATTGTATTAATTCTACTCCAACTTTAATAATTCCAGTTGAAGGAAAACCCGTAATATCTAATAATGGAATTGTTAAATCTGTTGCAGATATATTTGATCTTAATAAACTATTTGGATAAACTCTAAGATTATCATATGCAATAGGTAATGTTGTTAAATTAGTTGTAAGTGGATTATATTCTACAGGTCTAACAGCAATAAAATATTCTTGACCTGGAGTTAATCCAATTAAATTAGCCTCTAATGCAGAGTCTATTGATATGTATTTAACTCCATCATAAAATACTTTTTCTTTTTCTGTAGAATAATAAATATGATAAGCAATATCATAACCATCAGTTGGTATTGCTTGAAACCATTTTACATTAATAGTTGAGCCATCGCCCATAGAGCTGACAGCATCTGTACCAACATTAACATATTGCGGATAATAAACCATACTATTATTCTGCTTTATTAGCCTTTTATAGAAAAATTATTTTTCAGATTATGCAACTGACTCTCGACAAATATATGGGGTATTATTATAGGGAGAGTGTATATATACTATAGTTAGACTTTAGACATTAATATTTCTTTTTTGTCATCCTTCTCATTTTTAGATGTAATATCATGATGATCAAGTAAGTTATCTACATAATCATTAGCTTCATCATCACCAAAATGATCAGAAATAAAATCAATTTGATTTTGAAACCCCTCTTGTTCTGCAGGATTATCTAAATAACTGCCATCATCTGAACTTTGAGTTGGTTTATTTCCAGTTGTTTGTTGAAGCCAATGAGTATATTCATGAATTAAATATGAAAAATCTTTAAAAAAATCACCATCAGTTAAAAGCTTATAATTAAGATAAACAATACCATGATCAGTTTTGGCTGAAACATCAAGATCTTTAAAATATGTTGGAATAAAATCAATTTCATTGATATCCACACCATATTCTTTAAATGTTTTTATCATAACTTTATCTTTTTTAATAAAAGCTTTTCCTTTATTAATAAATCTCATAAGACTTTTAAAAGGAAGTTTTTTTACATCAGATAATGGTATTTTTTCTTCTTTTTTCATATTATTTTGGATAAGTTATCCATCCATTATATTTTGATTTATCTGGGAAAGAAGCTAATTGTCCAGCTATTTTAGGAGCAACATGTTTTTTTACAATATCAAGTGCAGTTTTATTTGGAGATCCATTAACTAATGCTACAATTTGTAATGCTTTATTTACTACACCTAAACTTATTGAAAGTGAATTTAAATCATCTGGAATAGCATTTGCAATTTCATTTGCTATTTTATTTTTAGCTGCTTGAGGAAAATTAGAATCTAACCAATTTTGAAACGCATAAACATCTGATACCGTTGGCTCTTGTAATGGCATTGCTTCTTGAGCTTTTTTGACCAAATTTCTTTCAAATTTATCAGCCAAAATATTTAAACGATCAATAAATTTACTCATATACGTAACTCCTATAAAATATCTGCATTATTATATATTTTAATGCACAGATATATTAACGTCAGGATAAAAATGGCATTTATTGGAATAAAAATACCAACAAAAATATGTAACGAATTAAAAAAAATTGAAATTGATGGCGAAAAAACAGATACATCAGACATGCATATTACATTAATTTGTTTTGAAGATAATATTGCAATTAAAAATGTATCTAAATCTTTAGAAGCAATGTATGATGCATGCAAAGAAATAAAACCATTTGAAATTACTTTAAATAAAGTTTCATGTTTTCCAAAAAGAGAAAATAATCCCTGTCCAATTATTTCTCCAATTAAATCTGAAGATTTGCAAAAAATTAATAAAAATCTTAAAAAACATTTAGATAAGAAAGAAATTGATTATTTAAAAACATTTAAAGATTATAAGCCTCATATTACTTTATCATATGCCGATAAAGAAATTAAAGATTTTAAAATTAAGCCAATTACATTTGAAATAAATGAAATTTGTTTATGGAGTGGAGATAATGGTATAAATACTGACAGTTTAAGCGTTATTTGCCCATTACCATCAATTAATAAAAGTTCATTCTTATTACAATCTGCAAATTTGTTTTACAAGTTTGCAACTAAATAACTTTAACTTCTACCAATAGTGTGATATATTAGTTATGAGGCTAATATGAAAAAATGTGGTAAATGCAAAATTATAAAAGAAGATATAGCTTTTTCTAATTGTCAATTTAAAAGAAGCGGCGGCATATGTCGTTTATGTAATACTGAAATAATAAAAAAATATAAAGAAAATAATCTTGATAAGATTAAAGAATATCAACACAAATATGACTTATCTTATTATCAAGATAATAAAAGTAAAATTCTAAATCAGAAAAAAAAATATTATGAATCTAATAAAGATAAAATATTAGAAGATAGAAAAGAATATTATAGTGATCATAAGAGTGAAAAACGAGAATATAATCAACAATATTATGTTGATAATAAAAAAACAATTATTAATTCTGCCAAGCAATATGCTATTAAAAATAAGACTAAAATAAAAGACTATCAAAATCAATATTTAAAAGAACGCAGATCTACTGATTTAAATTTTAAATTAAAATGCAATATATCTGCAAATATTAATTTTCATCTAAAATCAAATGGATTTTCAAAAAATCGAAAATCTACAATAAAATATTTAGAATATTCAATTGAGGAGTTAAAAAATCATTTAGAAAAACAATTTGAGCCATGGATGACTTGGAATAACTATGGAAAATATAGCCCCAAAACTTGGAAAGATGATGATCAATCTACATGGGCATGGCAGATTGATCATATAATTCCTCATTCAACTTTTAAATATAATTCGATGAATGATGATGAGTTTAAGAAATGTTGGTCATTAGACAATTTAAGACCATATTCAGCAAAACAGAATTTTGTTGATGGAGTTAATAAAATAAGGCATTAATAAATTCTTCTACTTCTCAAGTGCCTCAATCTTGCAAAAGCCGGGTTGATAGAACTGTTCATACTAAATACACCAAGTCCTTTTGGAGCCGGTCTAAGTGAATTTTTAATATATTTTAATTTTTCAGTATATGATGTTAAAAGAGTATTATATTGTGTATTTAACATTTCAGAAACTGTTGGTGGATTAAAATTAATACTATTATCTGTTATTTGAAATTCTCTACCACGTTCTATTAAGGCTTTAGATGCTAAAGCATATAATGTTGCACCTTCAACTAAAATTTCTCCAAATTGTTCAACAAAAGCATCATCATCAAATTGAAAAAATGTAAAATATGGAACTTGATTAAAATCCCATAAAGCAGTTGCTAAAAATGTAACAAACATATCTACTGAAAAAATATCACAATCTACATATACAACATTCCCATATGCATCTGTAGATTTAGCTTTGCCAGCACTATTCAATCTTGCCCTTACAGATTTAATCAATTTATTTATATTTTTAATTGCCGCTTGCGAATAATTAAATCCAGGATCATCTCCCAAATGAACATAACCGTCTGTATTAATTGCTGGCATTTGAGTGTGAGCCACAACAAATTGAAATGTTGTTTCAACTCTAAATCCATTTATATAAGCAAGCCAAACATCATTAAAAACACCATAAGGACCATTAATTGGAACTGTAAAAATATAGGAATATTTACCAACATCAACTCTTGTTATTCCCACTGATGTTGGGGCTAAAAGTACTAAACCGCTTGGTTGAATGATAGAAATTTTTGGGAACGAATCAGCATCGACAGGGTTGCCAGATGGATCTTTAAATTGTACAGTTAAATTAACCTGATCTGTAACATCAATTAATTCGCCACGAGCTTTAATTGCCATATTTATCCTGTTCCTGTGCTAAAGTTTCCATATGGCGCTGTAACAACTATTTGGTACAGCGTTTGCTTTGTATTAGTTGATATTGGATCATAATACGCAACATCAACCAGATAACTTCCAACAGCTGTGGCGCCCTTTGGCAAAGTAAATTTATAATAAAATAAACCAGTATCTAGCCTTGTCATATTTGTAGGATAATTATCCATTTCAGTAAAATTTGGTTTTACTATCCTGCGAATTCCTGGCAAGATATAACCATCTGGTAACTGATAACCATCAGCTCTATAGCCATCAGTATTAAATGATTCCAAAATTATTGTAACTTCTTGACCTGGAAAATATGATAAAACCTGCACAGAGCACCTCTCATGTATGCTTTATTATTAACTATAATTTTATTAATAACATTACATTATAAATGAGGAGTTGTATGAAAAAAGAATTTTGGATAACAAATATGTCTAAAATGAATGTTAGTTTAGCAGATCTAAACTTAACAGTTAAATCTTTTTCATCAATTAATTTATTAGATAATAAACATTATGATTATACATTAGAAGAGCTTGAAAAATCTGCTAAAAACGGATCAATTTTTAAAAAAAATAAATTTATTGTTGTAAGAAAAGTTGCACCAACAAATATTTCTAATAATAATATGGCAGTAATTAGTACTATGTATGACAAAGAATCAAATATGTGGTCAGAAAATGGAACATATCTTCCAGGAAGAGGAAAATCTATTTTAAAAATAGACCATGTTGATTATGAAGAATTATATGTTGATGGAATTGTTAATAAAATAACAAAACAAGAAGAAGAAGAAAAATTTGCTCAAGAAAATGCAGACTTAGCACTTTTGGATGAAATAAAAATTCAAAAACATAAGGAATAAAAATGGGTCTAAGTAAATCAAAAATAATTGAATCAGTTTTAGCAGAATCTGTTGCTGAAAATCCTGATCCAATTAAAGTTCAAGAGGAGTATACTCGTTTGAATGAAAAATGTGATACTGTAATTACTAAAATAAAGAATAGAAGAAAGAAAAAAAATCTTAACAATTTATGAGAATTATAAATGCCAACTCCTCCAATTAGCGAACATTTAAATAAAAAAGACCTAGAGCTTATTATTGAAGTCAACAGAAAAGCTATTGAGGTTGAAACTGGTGTTGCCGATCAAAATGAAGAAATAATTAGTTTTTTAAATAAATCAGATGAATCTGATAAAAAAACACAAGAAAAACTTGATAAAATCATCAAACAAAATGAAGAATTAAATAAAGAAACCTTCAAAATGCAAGTATTATTTATTACTGGATTATTAGGATTAGTAGTTCAAATTATATCTTTATTTATTGAAAAATAAATTAATGCTTTAAAACAATAACTTCTGTTGCTTTTGGATCTCCATGCTTATTAACGCCTAATCCAAATGAAACTTTTTGTCCTTTATAAAGAGTTTTAAATCCTTCACAAGTAATATCAGAAAAATGAACAAAAAGATCTTTTTGTTTTACGCTACTTTTATCCCAACCTATAAAACCATACCCTCTTTTTGAGTCAAACCACAACACTTCACCAACAAATTTACTATTATCAACCATCTTAATTCCTTTAAATATCCTTACATACTAATTCATTATTTATATATAACTCGCCACCACCACCTAATAAACGATATACTTCTACAACAAATAATTTTGCAATATCAAGTCTTTCTTTTTCATTAGTACAATTTTTTAACAATTTATCTGCTTTTGCAAATAAAATAAGCATATCTTTTTCACAGCCAACCATTTTAGCATGCATTAACATTCTTCTTCTAGTTTCTTTTTCAGATAAAACAGTATTATTTAAATTATTTGGATCTGTCATATCTATTTTTAAACTATTGTCCATCACTCACCTATAAATTTTAAATGATTTAGCCTTTATTTGAATATAAGGCTCATCAATATCAATATTTTTCTTTCCATCTAATTCATATACTAATGTTCTTTTATTTGGTAATTTGGTTGATGGATAAACGCCAATAATCTTTAATCTACCACTATGTGTTAATAAATGGCAATTTCCACACAAAATTGCAAGATTAATATTATCATTGCAAGTATTAACTTCTGTGCGCTCTATAATATGATGTAATTGTAGTAGATTTGGATCTGTTACATTACAAGATTCAATTTCACATTTATTTTTAATTAACTTACTTCTTTTCATTTATAAAATCTTTATGATATTGACCACGCTTCTATTCTTATATCAACAGGTCCAGTTGAGCCAGATTTTATTCTAAACCAAATAAAATTAATTTGTCTATTATCAAATAATAACATTTCTGTTTTCTTTGTTGGAGTCAAATCTCCATGAACAGTTACTCCATCAAAAGAATATTCAACTACATTTGATGTTCCAGCACCTTCTGTAATAAGCAATAATGATTGACTTACAAACGGAATAACAATATCTGGTCCATATCCATCAGCATTCATATATCCTGTTGCTGGTCCATTAGTATATCCATCAATGGCTCCAAATTGATTCCAAGATACTGATAATCTTTTAAAAAAATTATATTTATCAGGATTTCTTCTTTTTCTTAGATAAGGATGCGCCATTTATATCTCCAATTAAATATTATCGAATATATGCAGTAATATTACTCATTTATAGATTTTTCTATTTTTTCTAATGTTTCTAAGATTTTAAATGACATATCTAAGCCCATTCTATAATCTCTTAAATCGCACTCAATATAATCCATAAATGTATCTATTACATTATGTAATGGTGTCCATGGTAATTTTTCTTTTTTAAGATCATCATAATAAATATTAAATTCATTTGTTTTAATTGATAATGATCGTTCTTTAGCGGAACATACACCAGTTATAGTATGAGTTTCAGCTTCTGGATATTTTAAATCAATTCTATACCAACCATCTACTTTAAATGCACTAATTTCTAATGGATTAGTTCCCAACAAATCAAATATTAAAGATAAATCATGAACTCCATAATCAAATAAATTTGAATATTCTCTTTTAACTGGTCCAGTTCCACATGTTCTTACTTCTTTGATTTTGCTTAAATCAACAAGAGCTTTCATATTTTGATAATTATATGAAAATAAATGAATGTGATTTACAAGAATTTTATCAGAATATTTTTCCAATCTTTTTGCATCATTTAAAGATAATGCTAATGGTTTTTCAATTATAACTGGAATATCTTTTTCTAAACAATATAAAGCAATATCTACATGAGAGTCTGGTGGTGTTGCAATAATAGCACCATCTGGCTTTTCATCTATTAAATTTTTCCAGTTATTTCTATTAGCAACAATTAAATTAATTCTTGGAAAATCTAAACAAGTTTTAATATAATTTTTACCCCAAGCTCCAGCACCAATTAAAACTATATTTTTCATTTGACTTAATTCTTTCTTTTAAATATATTGCTAATTATCTAATAATTTTAAACTGAAACATTTTGTGAATCAACCCATGCAGAACCATTCCAATAAACTGGTTTATTTACAGTGGTATCATAATACCAATTACCTGCAGATTTTGATATATTTGATCCAATAGAATTTCTATTGGCAGTTGTCATTGCCATACCTTGAGGATCTTCAATAAGAGTATTAGCAGCAGTAAAACCATTAGAAATAATCCATGATCCAGGTGTTGGAGCAGCTATAGGACCAACATGAGCAAAACTTATCATTGCAGTATTATCAGCAGCTTCTATTATATATTGAAACCAAGCCGTACCACCAGGAGATGATAAAAATCTTAAAGTTGCAAATGCTCCAGCTCCTACTTTTATCAATTTAACTGTATTAGAAGCATATTGTTGAAATATTGCTTGATTTCTAAATTCAATTAAAAATCCTAATTGTGTTGTAGGTATTAATATTCCATTTGTAGTTCCAGAACATGTCACCCTAACATTATCAAAAATTACAACCCCATATTGCTCATTTGATATTTGAGAAACTCCTACAGTATTATTTTGAAAATCAATTTTAATATTATCTCTAAATTCTTTTATATTTTGTAAAATTACTCCATTAGATATATCTAATTCATTATATGGATATCCAAAGTTAACACCAATTATAGATGAATTTTTCATATTATAAGTTCCTGCTGGAATTGAGTATTTTCCATTAGAATATGAAACACTATCAAAATAAATATTAAGAGGAACATTAGATTGATCAATAACTGCGATTAAATCTGCCCAAGTAGTTACTACTCCTAAGGATGGCAATCCTCCTGGTTGAAATTTAATTGATGAAATTACATCAATAGTAGATGTAACAATTTGTATTTGTCTTTTTTGAATTTTATTTGCTAATTCACCTTTTAATAAAGACTCTCTAATATCTGCTTCAGATATTTCTGGAATTGACAATAAATCATAAGTCATTCCATATTCAATTGGTGTGCCAAAAACAGTTAGTCTTTTATTTTGTGGAGCTATATTTCTAACTATAAAACTAGCAGATGATGTTTTTGTATAAAAATTATTGGATCCCATTTTTACTCCATTTATTAAAATAATTCATAATTATTCATATTATTTTAATAAATTATTTAAATGAATCCTTATTATTTAAATACCATGAAATGGTCTTATCAATTGCATTATCAAATGAATGTTGCTTTCGCCACCCTAAATTTTTTATTTTATCACAATTAATTGAATATCTAAAATCATGACCTGGTCTATTTTTAATATGATTTATAATTGGCTTTTTATTCATAACTAAAGATATTTCATGAATCATTTCCATATTAGTTAATTCTACTCCAGATCCAATATTATATATTTCACTTGGCGCACTATCTTCCAATACTTTCATAATTGCATCAACATTATCATCAACATATAACCATTCTCGAATATTAGACCCATCACCATGAACTGGTATTGGTTCATCATTCATTAGGCAAGTTATAATTTTTGGTACCAAATTTCTGGGAGGTTGACGAGGACCATAATTATTACAAGTTCTAGTTATGTTATAATTTAATCCATGAGTTTCATGAGCGGCATATACAATACACTCTCCAGCATATTTAGTTGCACTATATGGATTTCGTGGTCTTGGAAAGAATTCTTCATCCCAAGATAAATCTTGTTTTGATGTTAAATGTCCATATACTTCATCAGTTGAAATGTAAACCATTTTTTCAATATTATATGCTAAGCATGCATCAACTATATTTTGAGTTCCAAGAACATTAGAATATGTAAAATTTTTAGCATTTTTTATTGCATCATCAACAAAAGATTCAGCAGCACCATGTATTACAAAATCTGGCTTTTCAATTTTAAACACATTTGATACAAAATGTGCATCACCAATATCTCCAAGATAAAATTTATGATTTTCATGATTGAAAATATTATTAATATTATATGGATGAACACATTTATCAATACTTACAAACTGATATTTATGATTGTTAATTACTTTTCTAAGAAAATTAGAAAATATAAATCCTGCAGTTCCAGTTATTAATATTTTTTTCATTATATAACCTTTAATTCTGGTAGTGGAATAATCCATTTACCTTTAAATTCAGGATGATTTTTAATAATAGATTCTGCAAAATTCCAAGCCAATATTATCATATAATCTGGTTGATAATCTTTTATTACATTTGGAGATTCTACTTTAAATTCTCCTCCAGGAATATATTTACCTTGTTTTAATATTGCGTCATCTACTATAAATTTTATACGTGAATCAAATCTGCCAGATTTAATTAATTTACAAAATCTAACAAGAGAAGTTGCTTTAGCAGGATAACCATATATACCAACTGTTACTTTAGGAGAATTTGGTATTTCATTCCATAATTTATTTACTAAATTAATAGTTTTTTCTTTAAACTTATCAGCTAAATGAGTATTCATTATTTTTTCTTCATCTAATAAGTTTTGAACAATTTCTTTTTCTTTAAATTCTACTGAATTATTTGTAATTTCATTATCATGACATACGTAAGCTCTAAATGATCCGCCATGTTGATTTGGTAGTCTTTCAACATCATATATTCTCATATTAAATTCTTTAAATAATTTAACAAGTGGCGTTAAATGATGATGATAAAAATGTTCATGATAAATTACATCAAAAATACCCTTATTAACCATATCTAATAAATATGAATTTTCAAATATAAATGTTCCATCTTCTGAAAGAAGTAATTTAACGCCATCAATTATAGTATGTAGATCTTGTGTATGCGCAAAAACATGATTAGCCGTTATTACTTTTGCTTTGTATGGCGCAGTTTGAGTGGTTTTTAATAATTCTAATATTTCGTTTCTAGCGACTATTGCATTAAAAAAATGATTAACTGTTTTAATTCCAGAATTAATTGCCGATTTTGCTATATTAGTTGCTGGGTCAACCCCAATTGTTCTTATTTTATTACCAAAATGTTTTAAGAAAGTACCATCATTACTTCCAATATCAATTAGTAAATTATCATAACTATTTTCTTTTGGTGTTTTTTGAAAAAATTTTTGTAAAACATTATCGGCATAATCTTTAAAATGTTGCACATTAATATAGCTTGTACCAGATACATATACATAATTTTTATATAGCCTGTTTGGATCAACAGCATAGTCTAATTGTACATTTTTGCAATTATAACATTGTTTTAAATTAAGCGGAAATAATTCTTGATTTAAATTTTGTTCTTCTAAAAATTCATTAGCTAATGGAGTATCTCCTAATGACATAATATCTATTAATTTTTTTGATTTACATAATCCGCAATAATTAATATTCAAGGAAGCCTCCAGTCTTCATCATTATTTACATAAATATTAATTATTTCTTTTGCCCAAATAATTTTGTCACTTACACGCTGACCATTTGGTTGATATCTGGACCATAATTCTAAATTTTCAATTCTATTATCTAATCTATTACCATTTTTATGATGTACAGATTCAGTTGATAATAATTCTCTGCCTAAATATTTTTCCATAATTAAACGATGTTCAGTGATTTTTCTACCATTTATAGAAATAACTCTATAACCCCTACCATCTATGCATCCAGATCCATTAGGATTATGTCTATTTGGACCTGGTATTTGTCTTCCATTTTTCATTCTAACATAATGTCTTTGACAATATCCTTTGGCATGATATTTATTATCACAATTTTCTATTACACATTTTTTCATTTAATATTTTCCTTACATATTTAAAATACTTTTAATTAAATTATCAGCTTTGCCATTTATAACTTCATGTTTTGAAAATAAATAATTTGCTCCAGCTTTCATTAACATTATATTGTTTTGTGGTATTCCAGAAAATGTTATAACTGGAACATTACAATTATAAGTTTTCATCCAATTCATTAAATCAATTCCATTGCCTGAAGGCATATCATGATCTAATAAAATTAAATCTACTTTACAATAGTGTAAAATACTTGATGCTTGTAATCCCCCACAAACAAAACTACATTGTACAAGCTGTTCGTCACCAAATAATTCTTTTAAATGTTTAGCTATTAATTCTTGATTTTGTAAATTGTCTTCACAAACTAAAATATGTTTAGTAGGATATACCGCTCTATTTATATGTCGAAATGTAAACATCATGGTATATTGACTCTTATTACATCTTCTTCATGAGAATTGTGATCTCTATTACGTTTAGAAAAAGAAATCATTACACAGTCTTCTAAAAATACTGTACGATGAAGTTTCATTGGTGGTGTAAATACCATTTCTCCAGCTTTAACAATAAAATCTTTTTGCCAACCATTATATGTAGTTTCTACATCTGTTTCTAAATATTGCATAGATCCAGATATTACATATAAATAATGCCAATCTTCTTTATGGTAATGATTTGATCTTACAGATCCTTTTTTACTAGTAATAATTGCTGCCCCATTAATATTTGTATTTAAAATATTTTGAATTACACCAGCATTATTAATAAATGGCGCATCTAATGGAACTAAAGGTTCATCTGGATATTCCTTTTTGTCTACTAAATCTGTATATTCTTTATTTTTCACTTTTATGTCTTTCAATTAAAGTTTGAAGTTTTATTGCTAATTTATTCCAAGAATGTTGATGTGCAAATATTCTGCATTTATCTATAACGCTATCTGCATACCTTTTATCTGTAAGACCTTTAATAACTGCATCAGTAAATTCATTTAAATTATCTTTAATTGGGCTCTTTATAACAACAGCTCCAGAATTTTTATAAATAGAACCAAGACAATCAGTATCAGAAATAACTGGAACCGTAAATCCTGCTAAATTTTCTAATGTTGATACAGAAAAGCCTTCTGAAAACATAACAGTATCTGTACTATATGCAAAAACAGATGCTTCACTTATTTCTTTTGCTAATCTCTCTCGACTAACTGATCCAACATGTTCTACATCTAATGTCTTTAATCTTTTAATAGCTTCCCTAATATATCTTACTCTTTGTGCAATTTCTAATAAATAAGGAGCAGCATTATTTTCTATATTAATTATATTATCATAACCAAAATGATAAAATATTTTAAGATGAGCTTCTGGAACAGCTTTTTTAATTTTATGCCATTCTTGTAATAACCAATGAAGACCCCTATCAGCAGATGATGTCCAAATTACTCTTCCAGGAACCCTTTTATCTTCATATAAATTCGGATCACATCCTAATGGTAACATTTCCCATTTGCTTGCATTCAAATTTCCTACTTTAACTAAATGCTCTA